AACTCAGGGAGTTAAACGGGGAGAAGGTCGTGGAGGAGGAGATCGCGGAAGTGGATGCGATGATCGAGGAAGCGAAGAAGCCCAAGGTTGAAGTGCGGGAGGTTCCTGGGGAAGCGCGGTTAGCGAAGGTGTATGCGATCCCTGGTAATAAGTTTTTACGGTTGATTGAGTTTCGGGATGGCACGCACGGGAAGGTGCGATGCAAACCGGGGAAGTATTGGATAGGGGATGAGTTGCGAGTACGCGAGGGAGAGCGTGGAGTATGGGAGATAGTATAGAGAATTTACCGATTATCCGCATTAAGGACACCCGTGAGGTTGAATATGTGGAGATGGATTTGGAGATGGAGGACGACACCCATGCCATGCTGGTTAAGTGGGGTAAGGAGAGTGCGACAGACGAGGACTATGTGAATATCGCTATGCGGGAAGGGATAGAGAATGCAATTAGGGAGTTGGATAGAGCAGAGTGATTTGGTTGATAATCTATTCCGCATCATTCCGCGTAGTGAAAGGGTTTTGCTGGAGATGAGGTTTTACCATGACATGTCTTACCGCAAGATTGGTTATGAGTTTGGCGTAAGTGTGGAATGTGTACGCCAAGCGATTAAGAAAATCCTCAATGAGTGCCGGAGGATTATGCGGTATATCGATTTTGGTAAGACTGCTGGTGAATTGGTGGCAATTCCCGTGATTGATAAGAAGTCATTACTCTATGACCACGATGAGAAGGATAGGCTCAAGCTCGTGGCGAAGAGAGAGGATAGGAAAAAACTAAGGAAAGCGATACCTGGAGTGCCTACGCACTTTGTTGAGTATTGTTTAAGGAATCACAGGGAAAGCTGGAAGCATCGCGTAGAGAATAACCTATATGTCCATCCTTATTTCAAGGATTGGTACTATAAAAACAAGGAGAGATTTGTGTAGTGTGGATAATACCCAAAACATTATCAGCTTTTGTACCGGATACGGAGGGATTGAATTGGGAATCAAGCGAGCTGGCGTGGATGTGCGCACAGTCGTTAATGTGGAGATCGAAGCCTTCTGCTGCGCCAACTTGGTTGCGAAGATTGAAGAAGGACGAATGGATGACGCGCCTATCTACACGGATCTTAAAACCTTCCCAGCAGAAATATTTCGAGGAAAAATATCTGGCCTCATTGGGGGCTACCCTTGTCAGCCGTTCAGTAGCGCGGGGAAGCGAAAAGGAGAAGAAGACCCAAGGCACTTATGGCCATACATCCGACAGCATGTCCGGGCAATTAGACCTGTTTGGTGCTTCTTTGAAAATGTCCGAGGTCACACCACGATGGGGCTATGGCGAGTCCTGTCCGATTTGGAAGAAGATGGTTACCGAACGGAGTGGGGATTGTTCAGCGCGGAGGAAACAGGCGCGCCTCACCAACGCATCCGATGCTTCATCCTTGGGAGGCTGGGCAACCCCGCAAGCCTCCGACCACGTGGAGGGCGCGAGAACCGCGAAGGAGAGCAATCAGAAGTGCTTGGGGAGAGACTTGAATCAGATGAAGTGGGCAACTCCGCGAGCCGGGAACCCCGGCAGTCGCAAGCCCGGAACGGGGGGCAAGATATTGGCGGAGGAAGCGAAGCAACACGCTGGCCCGCCCGCCCAGGAGAAGAGCAGTACGAGTGGGAAGAACCACGGGTCACCGAAGCTCAATCCGAATTGGGTGGAGCAGTTGATGGGCTTACCCATCGGGTGGACAGACTTAGGCTCCTGGGCAACGGAGTCGTCCCACAAACAGCAGAACTAGCGTGGAAAACTTTATGGAGGAAAATGAATGAAGATAACGATTAGTCATTGCGAGGTAACGCTATCTGCGGAGATCCCCGAAGGGAGCGACATCGAACAGACGCTCAAAGCGATCCGCGTACTGCTGGTAGGCGTGGGGTTTCATTCCGATTTGATTAACCAATTTGTGAATTTAGAAGATGAGTGAGTTCTTAGGATACCAAAGTTACCCGTTGCGCTTTCTCTGCGTGCATTGCGGAGAGGAATGCGACTTGGAGGATAAGCACGAGCATGACGAATGCGAGGAGGAGGATGCACAATAACGAGCAATTCGAGGTATCGGATTGGGATTGCTTCTTCCGTGATTGGCCAACCTACGCAGAGGTGATGGATGGGTGGCATAAGTTTTGGGGAAATACCCAGCTTTTACGCACATACCGCGATAAGAATGGTAGGAACCTCAAGGATAGGGATGGAAATATACTTGTCACCCGCAGTACCACACCGAGGCAGATGCCTATCGGGCATAGCGTTTCGGACTATATGAATTATGCAAGACCCAAAAAACAAAGATGACTTACTTTGATAAAACAGAAGATGATGCAAAACAGAAATGCATCAAAGAGTTTGAGTCGTTTTTGAAACGATGGGAAGCAGAGTCAGACTTAGAGAGTTACGAAATCCTTCAATGTGTAAATGAAGCTGTTGATAATCTTTATGAGGATGGGGATGAGGATGAGGAATTAGACATCCTTATCGAGTTAGAAGAGGAGGAGGACGAATGAATATATACAAACCAACAGGGGAGAAGGTGGAGAGTTGGCCGCAATGGGTGGCACGCTTAATCAAGGTAAACCAGGAGTTACGCGAGGAGATCGCAGAGTTGAAGAAGAAGCTCGCTGAGAAAGATGACAAGTGAACCAGCTAGTCAAACCGGGTTGTCACCCGATCTTTTGGATAAGCTACGGCAGAGCGATACCCGAATCAGCACAAGAATTACCACGGTGCGACTTGAGAAAGCTGGGTCCCCCATGCTTGAAATTCGACCAAGAGACATTGGAACGGATACGCAAGGATGGGCAATTGGTAAAGAAGAAATCCCGTGCCAAACGCTCGAAGACGCGATCATCATAGGGATGGAGATATTAGCGAGGGGATGAAACTTACGCTCCAGCCCGATGAGGTACAGGTCTGCCAAATGGTTGGGCGGATGCGTAGTCTCATTGCCCGTGGGAACGGGGTGCGTGATGCGAAGATGGGTAGCCACGATGGCGCGGAAGCGGATGTGATGGGCATGATGGCAGAGTATGGATTTGCCAAGCAGATGAATGTATTCCCCGATCTTGGCCTTACCCCAAGGAGCGGGTCTGCGGATGGGGTAATGGCGAGCGGAAAGCGTTATGATGTAAAAGCGTCCAAGCACAAGAGTGCGAGGCTACTTAGCACACTCAAGGTAAACCCCGATGTGGATGTGTATGTGCTGTGTGTGGTGGATGGAAACACTTTGGATTTTAAGGGATGGGCGTGGAAGCACGAACTCATCAAGGAGGAAAATAAGAAAGACCTCGGTCATGGCGTGGGCTATGCGTTGGACCAGGATAAGTTGAGGAAGTTCAATGCCTAAGTTCACCTATGCAGATGAGATAGACGCGAACTTCGGTATCCCGTGGACGAATGATCTGCGGTTTACCAAGGGCGATTTAGAGTGTGCGTTATCGGAGGAAGAGATCGATGCTCTCCCGCCGGAGCGTGCAGAGATGCTTAGTCGCTTACTGATCGACCAACCCAATAGCGAGAAGGAAGATCCAATCCAATGGGGTTGGACTCTTCCTGGGTGGCGTAGGGTGATGGAGAATTGGAAGGATACGAAAATCCATGTGATACTCGGCGGTAACCGTAGCTCAAAGACGATGTTCGCTTCCCGCATGCTGGTACACTTGGCTCAGTCCATCCCCGAAGCAGAGATTCGCTCGATGCATGTCACGGAGGAGCGAAGCATAACGGATGCACAGAAGTATATTTGGCAAAACTTACCAGCACGCTACAAGCGGGCAAAGAAGAAGAGCGAGAACCATAGTTTGCAGTACAACCAAAAGAATGGGTTTAACTCTGCCAAAGCAATCTTACCGCCCACCACACCGGGTGCAGAGCGTGGAAGTACGATATATTTTAACAATTATAGGCAGTACATGGCAGACCCTCAGATATTCGAGGGTTGGTCTGCACACGCCATCCACCTGGATGAGGAGGTCCCCGAAAGTATATTCAATACATTGCTTGGACGGACGGTGGATTATCACGGGCGTTTGATCCTTACTTTCACAACCTTGCAAGGCTGGACACCTCTAATCAATAGTTTGCTCAAGGGTGCAGAGACTGTGCAGTCCAGGTATAGCGATATTATTGGTAGGGAATTACCTACTGAGCAGATTTGTCACAATTGGCCGGACTGCCGCATTTACTATTTTTGGACCGAAGATTCCCCCTTTATAGACGGACAAGAGTTAATTCGCACATACTCTCGGCAACCATTGGAAGCGAAGCTGGCCCGGCTCTATGGTATACCGTCCAAGGCGATGGAGGGGCGTTTTCCAAAATTCAACCGCGAAACGAATGTTGTGCCACATGAGAAGATCCCCTTCATCGCCGATCCGTCTACCCCATGCACCCGTTACTTTGTGTGCGACCCTGGGGGGAGCAAGCCTTGGGTGGCGATATGGGCGGGTGTGATGCCGGATGGGCGAATCTATATTTACCGCGAGTTCCCCGACAGCACGATGGGGCAATGGGCATTACCACATGTCAATGCATTGGGTAAGAGTGTGGGTAAACCTGGTCCCGCCCAGCGTCCGCTAGGATGGGGGTACGAGGATTACCGCAACCACTTCGAGGACTTGGAGGATGGGGAGGATATATTTGAGCGTATTGTGGATCCACGCATGGGAGCGGCCACGGTGCGAACAAAGGAGGGGGAGAGTAATATCATTAACCAAATGGCAAACCTC